GGGTCACAACTGGTCGTTGTGGCAACTCGTCGCTAGTATCCGATAGGAGCATAGCTATGTCTTTAAGACAAGACCTTTGCCGTAGACTATCAGCAATTGGCCTAGAGCAGAAACTCGTACATCGTTTGACGGACACCATTTGTAAATGGCATCGCAATAACGGACCAGAATGGACCGTTAGTCATTTGAAATGTATCAAGCAACTATTTCTATCACGTCTGACCGGCGATCCTTACATGGGAAACCATTGGTTATCCTTGAATAAGGACGGAATGCCGAAGGGACCTTTTGGTTCACTAAGCCTCCGAGATAGAAGACATAGTACCAGAGCAATTAATGCTGTCATGGCTTATTCGTTGTTTGTCTCAGACAAACCAACGAGGTCACAAAAGCAAAAATTCTTTGGTAGTGTTGAAGGGCCCAACATCAGTGTCACTAAGCGTGATGCAGACGTGTTCAGGACTCGTTCTGAATACAGATTCTCCGATGACTTTGCTCGCGAGAGCTTCATCGAAGATCTGATTGGGTCTGGTACAAGCGGTATTACCCTCGCTCCTTTGTCGACTCCTAGAGTCTTCACGGAGTTCCCTTGGTCAGGGACTAAGAGGGCGCCTATTGGCAACCGTAGTGTACCGGAGAGCAACGTGCCGCAATGGCTGCTTTCAGATATGAGGGATGCGAAAATTAATCAATTTTGCACTCTCCTGAAAGAGCTGTCTGTACCATCTGGTCTTTACCAGTATGCTATGCAGATAGAACCTTCTGCAAAGAACATGGACTCGTCCATGGGAAGGGTAGCTTACCTTCAGGAGGCTGGCTTTAAGCTTCGTGCTATCGCCAACCCCCGAAGGTCCCTTCAGGTTCTTCTGGACCCGTTGAAACAGGCTGTCATGAGTGGTTTAAAATCTTGTGAACAAGATTGCACCCATGACCAACAGTCTGGCATCAATTGGGTACAGGAGCAATTGCGTCAGGATCAAGTAGTTCACTGCTATGATCTTTCTGACGCAACCAACCATTTCCCGTTGTCCTTTCAGTTATCCGTTATGTCGAAGGTTTTACCCTCCGACAAACGGACTAGACAAAGCTTATACCTCTTCTCTCACGCCTCACGGGGTGAGTGGGAGGTACCGGATGATAACCGGAAGGTGCGTTGGACTAGGGGGCAACCCTTAGGACTCGCACCTAGCTTTGGTTGTTTTGCGATGTCGCACCTGGTCCTTTTGCGAGGACTGAGTGCCAAGGTCGGCGGTGATTTCAGAATCATCGGCGACGACGTCGCCATAGTCGGTGACCGCCTTGCGTCATCTTACCGTAAGGTGATGGCTCAACTGCGGGTACCCATAAACGACAGCAAATCACTTGTCTCTGACAGGCTTGCTGAGTTTGGGGGCCGACTCATAGATAAAGAAGGTACCATTCCAACGCCGAAATGGCGTACCGTTAGCGACCGCTCCTTCCTCGATATATTGAGGTTGGTCGGTCCAACGGGTATGGGCCTCCTTCGTCCACGTCAGAGGAAGGTAGCAAGAGCTATCCTCTCCTTACCTGAATGGATGGGCGGTTTGGGGTGGAACCCCAAGGGCCTTTCTATGGAACAACGTGTCGAACAAGCCTATTCCTTAGGTTTGCTTGACAGAACTGAAAGGGAGATTCCTTATAGGGATCTTCTTTCCAGCCACAACCAAATCCTTAACAGGATATGGTATGAGGCCAACCTGTCTTACGAACAAGTTCGTAAGCCAGATCCTACTCCGACCAGGAGTAGATACCACACGATATTAGATACCATAGGTGTTACTTCGGGCTCCATGCCCGAGGAACTCCTTGGAGGGAAATATCGGTCTATGTCACCTGAAGGTGGAGATCCTCGTGGTCCCACCATGTTGGAAGTTCTTGAGTCTCGACTCCAGATGGACAATAGTACGCCAGGCCCGCGCTGATAGCAC